ACCCCTACAGGTATAATTCTAATATAAGGCGCGGTGCGGATCGAAGCGGTGAAGAGCGAGCGGATAGCGCTAGCGAAGAGCACAGCGATGAGACGCGAAGGGTCCGCACCCGCGCCCCCCCGTAAGGTATACTATTCAAATGTTTAATCAAAAAAATATTCAAATTATATAACATTATAATTTGGATTAACACAAAGTCAAGGGCTAGTATTACCCCTTGACTTATGTGTCTGGGTTTAAAGAATTAAATCTAAACATATAATATAATGGAGGAAAAGAAATATAGAAAATATTGCTTTACATTAAACAACTATACAGAAGAAGAAGTGGAACATATAAAATCACTAGATGGCAATAAACAAGTAAGGTATTTGATTGCTGGCAAAGAGATGGGCGATGTGGAACACACACCACATTTACAGGGATTTATAGTGTTCCATAACGCAAAGACATTTGCGCAAACAAAAACATTTTTAGGAGAAAGATATCATATAGAAAAATGTAAAGGAAATACACAGCAAAATATAGCATATTGCAGCAAGGAAAACACATTCCTTGAATTTGGTGAACCACCAAAACAAGGCTCACGCGAGGATATAGAGCATGTGAAAAAGCAGATTAACGAAGGTGTACCAATCTGTGATATTATTAATAATGCAACATCATATCAATCAGCAAGACATGCAGAATTATTAATGAAATATCAGAAATCTCCACCACCATTCAAACGGATGATAAAATGGTATTATGGTGAAGCAGGAAGCGGTAAAACAAGAGAGGCAATAGATGAGGCAAAAGGTGACTACTATATGAGTATGAGAGATTTGAAATGGTGGGATGGATATTATGGACAAAGTTGTATCATAATAGACGATTTCCGGAAGGACTTTTGTACATTTCACGAATTATTAAGGATTATAGACAGATACCCGTATAGAGTGAATACGAAAGGCAGTTCAATGTGGTTTCAATTAACAACAAAACAAATTATTATAACATCATGTTATCACCCTAAAGATGTATACGAGACACGAGAAGATATACAACAATTATTAAGGAGAATAGATATAATAAGAGAATTTAAAATTAAAGAAGAGCCTTTCCCTTGTGATTGGTCAAAATTTGACTGTAAAAATAATTGGGATTAAAAAAAAATAAAATCTTTCCATAATATATATGGCAAGATATAGGAAAAGCAGAAAATCGGCAAGACGTAGCAGACGTCGGACACGTCACAGTAGGAGAACAAAACGTCGCAGTGTTGTACCATATAATGTATCAACAAACTTCGGAGGTTTTCCAAGGACAAAGATGATTAAATTACGTTACAATGAATATGTAACAATTAACGCAGCAGCCGGAGCATTAGCATCATATGCGTTCAGATGTAATAGTATCCACGACCCTAATTCAACAGGTGGAGGACATCAACCAATGGGACATGATACATGGGCAGAAATTTACAATACATACGTAGTAGTAGGTTCTAAACTGACCGCAAATTTCACATCAGGAGGAGCACAATTACCGCAAGCAATGCTAGCAATTTTACAAGATGATGATGCAACTTTAACATCAACTAGTACATCTGAAATCATCGAAAGAGGTGGAAGCAGATTTAGGATAGTGCCCGATAGTGGGAGTGCTGTAGGCAAAGCAATAACACTATCAAGTAAGTTCTCCGCAAAAAAGTATTATGAAATAGCAAACATTAAAGACAATGTAAGCAGATTAGGAGCAGCATTTGGAGCAAATCCGGCAGAAATGGCATATTTCTTATTAGTGGTAGGACCACCTGACCAAGCAACAGATATAAGCACATGGGGAGTAAATGTGACAATTGATTATCTTGTCTTAGTGTCCGATCCAAAAGACATGTTACAGTCATAAACTGTTGAAAATATAGTGGCAACTACAGCGGCAACTAAGGGGGCGCGCTCTCGAGCGCGCCCCTATAGTGGCAACTATAGCGGCAAATATAATATCAAAACTGTGACAAAACCCCTACAGGTATAATTCTAATATAAGGCGCGGTGCGGATCGAAGCGGTGAAGAGCGAGCGGATAGCGCTAGCGAAGAGCACAGCGATGAGACGCGAAGGGTCCGCACCCGCGCCCCCCC